AGCTGCAGACGTACTAGTGCTTGCTGGGGATATCTGTGTGGCTCGTGATATTGAACTTATGACTGCTAACTTGCACAGCCAACGAGTACGTGCTGAACGTTATCTTGCGTTCTTTGCGCAGGTCTGCAAAGAGTTTCCTAAGGTTGTTTATGTAATGGGCAACCACGAACACTATCACGGTGACTTTGCCTACACATATGGTATTCTTAAACGGGCTACTGCACACCTAACTAACTTTTACCTGTTAGAAAAAGAAACATTAGTCGTAGATGATATTACTATCATTGGTGCTACTGTTTGGACTGACATGAACGACAACGATCCTACTACCTTACATGCTATGCCTAGTATGATGAATGACTTCCATGGTGTAGACAATAGCCTACGTATGATTAGCCGTACTGTACCATTGTATGATGATGGCGAGTATAATGTTGATCGTAAGATTACTGGCTACAAGCAGAAAGAAACACCTAGTAAGTTTAGCCCAGAAGATGCTGTGGTAGATCATAATCTGGCTCTAAACTATATTAATCATGTAACAGCTGAAAAGGCCAATGACAAGTTTGTTGTAGTGTCACATCACTGCCCAAGTTTGAAGAGTGTGCATGATAAGTATCGAGGTGACACAGTTATGAACGGTGGCTTTTACAGCGACCTAGATGACTTTATTGCGTATCGTCCACAGATTCGTTTGTGGATGCACGGTCATACTCATGAGGACTTTGATTATACCATTGGTACCACTCGTGTGGTATGTAACCCACGTGGTTATGTAGGTCATGAAAATCGTGCTGGTTACTTTCAATTAAAGTACATTGACCTATGAAGGCCATAATACTTGATCGAGACTATTGGCATAAGAAGTTATGGCCTCAGCTCATTGCAGACAACGGTGAAGCAGTGCGTATATCCTGGGTGTGTAAAAAGCGCCTAGGATTTACTGTACGTGAGCATCGTGCGCCTATCAGCGATGACGGACATTTCTGGGATTATCAATACCAGATACATCTAGACTTCTACGATGAATCCATGCGCACATTCTTTTTGTTGAAGTATATGAATAATGGTTTAGAATGAGTCATACAGCCAAAGTGCCATATTTTTCTGTACATCGAGCCGCTGGTGAACTAGCACCACAGCACAAAGGTGGGCAGATTTGGCACAATGAGTTTGAAAAACATTTCGACTGTAAGTTTATAGTTGAACCTTCATATGGTAACGCTTATACATTAGAGTTCGCTACAGAACAAGATGCTATGATGTTTTTATTGAGGTGGGCGTGAGTATACTAGATGGAGCCAACGGGCGTAAATTTATTGTAAGTGGTCCGTTTGATCACGAGATGCCTTACTTCTATGTTGTCATAGCCGACATCACATACTGGCTGAAAAATGAGCCGGCAATATATGCTTGGATGGATGATAATCTACCTCGTGGGCGTATGCATCAAGAAGGTATGACCATAGCCTTGGAACAGGAAACAGATGTTACTGCATTTTTACTACGTTGGAGTTAGTGCAAGGTTGCATTAGCTGGACGAGTTTCATCAACTTTCTTAACTAAAAAGTTAATAATTTCTTCTACGTTTATATCAACTTCATCTTGATCTTGCATTTCTTCTGGAAAACTAATACCTTTAAGATGTCCTGTTGATGTTATAACAAAAACAAAATCTTCCGGCTGGATATCTTCAAGAACATCATACTCGTCTGTTTCTAGATTGTTTAGTACTTCTTCTGTAAGTTTTGGCATGTTCATTCTCCCTAAGATTGATTAAATTTTTCACTATCTTTTTCATTAGACGTTTGACCACAGGATGATGCTGGCCAAATGCAGTGTGATACCCTAGCAAATCTAAACTTTTGACAGGTTCATTAGTATTTAACTGTTCCATAATGTAGAATCTTGCGGCAATGTTTGCAGCATAGGCATCTATTTCGTCTGGACTACCTAAATATTCTTGATCTGCACGTATTTTAATATCTTTGTGCTTACTGGTATATCCTCTATTCAACATGTGTCTACGACTACGATACTGATGTTGGTGTTGATATTCATGCACCAATGCCTCAACCATTTCAATAGTAAATCTATCTGCAAAATCACCTGTGATTAGCATAGGCATGTGCTTAGGATGATTTACAATTAATCTGATTATAAACTGTTTCTTTTTGTTTTCATCGAGGTCTGGATCGTACTCTGCGCCAATAGTAAAATCGCCCAAATCTAATAGTATGTCGTTGAAATGTACTTTAATTCTGATAGGGTGATAACGATTTAAATGTGCAGCCAATCTACGTGCAAACTGTCGTGGGCTGATTTCTGTGTTGATTAATGTAGCTATCCAATCACTAATATATTGATATTCTAGTGTTGGATTAGCGTACATTTTTATCCTAGTGCTTTTGGGCTCTTGCCACTTGTTTGGGAATCAAACTCAGCTTTTATCTGTGGCAATATTTCTAGAACATCTGCTGAAATACCCGGATCTGATGTAAGAGATCTTTCTTTTGCTGTAGCATATAGTGTGTCGTAGTCGCCGGAATACATAACAGCATATGGCCCGTATCCCGATAATGTTGTGTAATCTCCATTCTCTAATCTCCAGAGTACATCTACTGCAGAACTTGCTACAGCCGACACTGTTACAAATGTGCCTGCACCAGGGCCAGTTTTGCGGAGAAATTGTCTAGAAATTGTAATTGGATATTCAACTGTTGACTCTTGACCTACTGGTGGTGGTGGTGTAGTAGTAATTGGAGGTATACCGTTCTTAGCTAGCAGTTTATTATTCATACCTTCTGCTAGGCTAGCTTTAATTGCCTCGCCTTCTGCTGTGGCAGTACTGGCTAAGTTATGTAATACATCAGCTACACCACTGCCACTACTATCTGCGCCAAATTTGTGTAGATTTTTAGCAAAACTCATAGCAGAGCCCAACACATTGGGCGCAGGACTTGTTAAATCCACACCGGTGTTTTCTACAAGACTTACAGCGCCTGCAAGAGATGAGGTTAATGCTGAAATAGCCGCACTAGCATTAGTACCTACTGTTTGAAGGAAACTTGTGATGCTAGGTCCGCCTGCTAAGTGCTGAGTAAAATCACTCATACTAGGCAATCCCATTGGTCCTGTTCCGGTGCCAGTTAATGTATCGATAGTGCTTTGATTATCGGTCACTAAACTGTTTAATGTAGGAAACTCTGCAGAATGTAGAGGTGTTTGGATTGATTGAATTTGGCTAAACAACGAACCAGCGGCACCTGCATCTGCAACCGTGCCGGCACCCATATCAGTTAAGTGTGTAGTTAATCCACTAATACCACTAGCAAGCCCAGCAGTGCCTTCTGGATCTAATTTTGTGGGATCACCCAAATCTTTAAGACTTTGTATTCCACCGGCACCCATTGGCAGGTTTTGCCCGGGTGATAAATCTGCTCCCATAGCAGTACTAGGAACACTAAAGCCTGTATTAAATGATGCAGTTGACGCGGCAGCAGCTGTTGTTGAAGAACTACCGTCGGGGTTAGGTCCAGCATTGGCAACCAGCATGGCTCTAATACCTGCTATTTTTCCGTTCAACTCGCGTACTGCGGCGTTAGCATCAGCCATAGCGGCCTCGACGTCATTGTTTCTAAAATTAACTAAGGCTAATTTATATTCATCATCAGGCAAAGGTCTAATTTCTTTTAATGAGATCTCATTGGCTTCTTTAAATGCGTTATTAAAATCTACGTTAGTAAATGATATAGGCCAGTTAGCTTTTAATACGTTGTAATCGTCCCAGGTTGATACACTGTTTGTGTCCGGAAACCATTGGTTATTAATTTCATCAACTACTGCATTTAATCTATCAATAATGTTTTGTAATTTAGCCATGATGGCATCAGTAGTACTGTCACCCGATGTATCACTTGCGGCGATCTCCGGAGCAACGTCAAATTGGTCAGCCACTACACTCATGGCGCCAGGATCAGTAATTCCGTTCATCACTTCATCAATTTTTTCTTTGTAAATAGGATTGTCTAGATCGTCCAATGGTACACCAGCCGCGGCCAATCTTCTTTTAACACCTGTAATGCCAGCTAGTTTGTTATCCAATAAGGATTTAACCATACCTACACTACTGCCAAAGTCCTTAACATCACCACCATTATACATTGTGCCAGTTGAGGTCATTGCGGCGCCAGCTGCTGCAAGACTGCCAAAAACGTTTGTCATGCCGCGATCTGCAGCACTGCCCATATCTGTAATGCCAGCACCGAAGTCACTGTAGCTAGTATTGGCCATAAAATCACTGGCTTTACGTAGTTCTTTAGCGTCTTTAATATGTCCATCTATCTGATTTAAGAAACTACCAAATGCCGCATGATTGGGAGTACCACCAAATCCCATACTGCTATGAAAACTATTCATGCTAGATAGTGCAGCCGCAGCTGCTCCTTGGTTGGGATCTAAAATATTACCAGCAATACTACTCAAAGTTGCCATAGCATTAGCCACAGGTGCCGCTAATGTAAGTGCTGTACCATTTTTAATCCCTATCATCGCAGTAAACGTAGCAGGGGTTAAGGAGGCAGCGGCCTGTCCTAAAGTGTTCTTTTGGTTTTCGGATATTACTGAGCCAGCTTGGCTAGTAACTAAGCTATAGTCTTTTTCAGACATTAATTATTCCTAGGTAATAATACCACCAGCTGTAGCAGGCGCAATACCTGTTGTAGTTTGGATATAGTGGTTCTCTACATTTTTAACTGTAGGTGCATGTATCATTACATGGCCTTTGTCAAGAGTTATACTCTTATTTAAGTCACTTGTGAATAGACTTTGTAGCAGGCCTAATCCCTGCTGACTTGGCATTACTGTACATGGTTTACTTACTATAAAACCATTGGCATTTTCTTCAATAATTTTAGCAACAATTTCGTCGCCGTTAACTAATTTAAAACTTACCACTGTATCTTTTGCGTAACCTTGTTTCTCAAGCATTTGTTGCTCCTAAGCGTTGTTGAATTTGTTCAGCAGTTAATTTTGCTAAACCTTGATATCCACCTTCTACTAACAAACGACCATTGTTGTAGATCTGTGGGGCTGTGCGGTGACCTTCATTGATCAACCATTCACGTGCTTCTGGGTCTTCATCGATTTTAATTTCTTCGTATGCAAACCCATTAGTCTTTAAGTAGTGTTTTGCTTTATCGCAAAACGGACAATTATTTTTACTATATACTGTTAACATTTATTCTCTCTTATAATTCTGGTAGTTCATCGTAGTTGATGCTGTCACCCATAACACCAATTACGTAGTTTGTACTTTCATTTTCTTGCAGGGCTGTTTGTTTCTTACTTGTATCTGTATGTTTATTAAACCAAGGAATGGGTGTGGTCTTTGGCGCTGGGCTTTGATACTTAATACCTATTTGTTTTAAGGCATCTACGGCTGTATAATCAACAAAATCCTTTAAAATATTAGCGTTTAATCCAATAACCGGACCCATTTTGAACAGATATTCGGCCCAATCTTTTTCTTCTTTGATAACGGCCAAGTACATTTGATATACTTCGGCTTCGCATTCTGCTTTAACTTCAGCAAAACGCGGATCCTCTTTAACCACTTGATTGATCAAGAACGCTGTCCACTCCTTGTGTAGTAACTCATCTTGTAGGATCAAGCTGATAATGTTACCATTACCAATAAAGATTTTGTTCTCTACCATAGCCAAACTTGTAGCAAATGATACCATAAAGCGGAATGCCTCTAGGCCATAACTAGCATGTAGAGCTAGCCAAATAGCTTTGATGTGATCACGTTCGTCGATCTTCTCACCCATCTCTTTACGACAGTTTATTTGATGTAATGCATCATAATAATTACCAATGTTACTAGCCATGCTGACAATCTCCTGTGTATCATGGATAGTGTTGAATACGTCTTTAGGCACGTTGTAGATGTTACGGATAATATGACTATAGCTCTTACTGTGAATGTTAGTTTCGAAGAAACTCCAATTACTGATAAGTGCTTCTAATTCTGGAATACTCACAACAGGACCAAACACTTGATTAGGTGCGCGACCTTGAAGGCTATCTAATGCTGTTTGACGCAACAGGTTGCTGGTAAAGATATGTTTAACAGCATCGCTGGCATCTTTGAAGTCTTGACTGTCTTTAGTTAAACTGACTTCTTCAGGTTGCCAAAAGAAGCCACGTGCCGTTTGTTCAAAGTTGGCAACTTTGTTATATTTGACTTCTTCAAAGCGTTGGATAGTCACAGGACCCGCTGGGTCAAGGAACATCTTACGATGTAGATAGTCTGTTTTGGTACTTAAATTGTATTGTTCTTTTGACATTATAATTTACAGCTTTCGCAGTCCTCTTCTATATATTCTTCTACTTGCCCTGTTTGCGGCGGTATGTCCTCTGCTACTGCTTTACTACCTTGTTTGTTAATTAAACTATAGTAGAAGGTCTTAATTCCCCACGCATGTGCTTGCATTAAGTTTTTAGCAATTAGTGTAGTGGGCACTTTACGATCTGCCCAGTGTGCTGGATTGTAGAATGTATTAGTACTAATTGATTGATCAACATAGGCCGCAATAACAGCCGCAGTTTTCAAATATCCATCGCAGTCCTTTTGTTCCCACATCAATTGATAACGATTTTTAAGTTTGTTATACTCCGGAACAACTTGAATAAAGCTACCGGCTTTTGATTCTTTAACACTAATTAAACTCATCGGCATTTCAATTCCGTTAGTGCTGTTAATAACAACACTTGAGCTTTCAACAGGTGCTACTGCCATTAAGGTAGCATTACGTACACCATATGATCTCATGTCACTGCGTAGTTGTTCCCAATCTAGTTCACGTGTTGGAGTAAAGTCAGCAAGTTTGTTAACTTCTTTAGCACGATGTTCCCAGGGGAATGTACCTTGGCCATAACGTGTATGTTCACTGTGCAGACAAGCACCACGTTCTTTAGCCAATTCAACTGTGGCTTCAGTTAGGTAGAATGCCTGATGTTCCATCCAGCTTTTAACTTCTTGCAGGGCATCTGCTTCACCGTAGCGTAGGTTCTTTTTAGCATGCCAGTAGGCTAAGTTAGTAATGCCAATACCCAAAGGTTGGATTTCATCGTTACTTAGTTTACTCTGTATGCTTAGGAAATCTTGGTAATCAAGTATATTACATAGACTACGCTGTAGGATACGACAAGCGCGGCGCATGTCCTCAGGATTACGGAACGCACCCCAGTTAATGGAGCCAAGAGTACATAGCGCAATACGCCCATCAGCATCATCAAGACGCTTAAAAGGCTTAGTAGGTAATAAGATTTCACAGCATAGGTTACTCTGATAAATTGTATGATACTCAGGGTCAAATGGACCTTGTTTCATAACGTTGTCAATAAACACCAAATAGATACGTCCTGTATCTGTACGTTCTTTTAAGATACCTGATTTAAATACTTCTTCAGCCGACATTACTTTCTTACGTAGATCTTTACGTTTTTCGTATTTTACATAAAGTTCTTCAAAACGTTCTGTATTTTTGTAGAATGCTTCGTATAGGTCAGGTACTTCGTTAGGGTCAAAGAATGTAATCATTTCTTTGTTCTTAAATCTGCGCCAGAACATAGCATTAAGCACAACACCATAGTCCATATGACGTACACGTGTTTCATCTGTACCTTGATTGTTCTTAAGCACAATAAGGTCATCAAACTGATGATGCCAGATAGGGTAAAACACAGTAGCTGATGCGTTACGTATGCCGCCTTGCGAACAGCTACGTAAATCACCAAACCACTTCTTAAGGAAAGGAATCATACCCGTGTGCATGATTTCACCGCCACGAATAGGACTACCCAATGGACGCAGGCGGCCAATTTCTAAACCGATGCCAGCACGCTTGCTTGCATATTTGGCCATCATTTCTCCGCTAGCAAATATACTATCCAAGTCGTCATCACTGCGAATAAGCACGCAAGAACTGAATTGTTTCGTTGGAGTGCCGAGTCCAGCAAGCACAGGAGTGGCAAGAGTAAACAAACCATCACTAGACGCATTGTAATATTCCTTGATATATTTTAAACGCTGGCCTGGCAATTCGTTATGGAATACAGTGGCTGCCGCTACCATATAACGTATTTGTGGCGTTTCATAAATTTCTTTAGTAGCACGATTTCGTACTAGATACTTTTCAATTAGTTGTTCAATAGCCGCATAGCTATATTCTTCATCTTTAGCGTGATCAAGTATGTCATTCATCTTGTCCCACTCTTCTTCAGTGTACCATTGTAGAAGTTCTGGAGTATAGAGGCCAACTCCGATGTTCTTCTTAACAATTTCTAGTAAGTGCGGAACTTGATAATCGCCGTAGACGTCTTTACGTAACATACTTAGGCGTTGTTTGCCTGCTACATATTGATAATTTACATGCCCAACATCTGGGTCGTGTTCGATATCAATTAAGTCTACAATGGCACGTAGGGTTAATTCGTCAATTTCTCTGGTGCTAATTCCATCGTAGAAGTGTGGTTGTGCTTTGATCTCAATCATACTCTGACTTACATCAGCTATACCTGCACAAACTTTACTTACTTGGGCTTGCCATTTACTAACGTCTAATGGAACGATGGCTCCGCTACGTTTTTTAACTTGAATATTGCTCACTTGATCGCCTCTTATTTTAATACTTGTCTAATTGCAAATCTTTACTCGAATATTGATACAACAAATCTAACTTACGTTCTTCAATCTGTTTTGTATTTACTATCTCAAAGGGGTAGTAATTAAGAATATATTTCCCACTGTCGATCCACACTAAATTGTGTCTACTCTTCTCTTTATAGTCATAATACATGCGAAACTCTATAGGAGTTGCTTTATGACTAGTGAAGTATATAGTATACATTATTCCTAGTGCTTTAGCAACGTCACAATAGTAGTTTTCGGCTAATAAAGTCCATGGATCGGGCCAATTAGTTGGGTTATTTGGGTCTAAGTAATAGGTAACAAATGGAGCACTGCTCCACATGGTATTTAATTCAGCGATAGCTTTAGACAATGGAAGATCGCTTAACGTGTGGCGAAAATCTTTCCACTGCGCCAATCTATCATTAACTCGCAGATTCCAAAAATTTGTCCACATATTAAACTACTGTTCTAAGATCTGTATAAGTGTATGTAAGGTTGGCACTATTGCCAGTGCTGGTTGTTGTATAACCTAATATCGCAGTATTAGTCACAGTGTTACCTGTAAAGTATAAGGTAACGCCTGTAGTTGATGTTTCTGTGTAATTATCTTCAAAGGCTACAGTAGACCCTGCATAGTTTGTAACACTAATAGTACCAACTCTGTTTGTAGTGCTTCGTGTAATGTTATAATTAATAATTTGACTAGTTAGAGAGTCTATACTAACATTGCCAATATTAACAATACTGGATTGATTGTCAGTCAAGGTTACTGTGGTTGGTTCTAGATTACCTACAATAGATGAGATGTTAGATATAAAAGCGTTAAGGTTAGCAATATTAGCATTAACAGCAGCAATCTCAACATTGATCAACCCTGCACTGTATTCAGTTAAGATTTCCGTCACACCGGTGATAGGTGCCCCTTCTGCTAAGGTTCCTTTACCAATGAATAGTCGTTGACTGTCAACACACCAGCCAAACTCACCAGTGTCTAATGCTGGCAGGTCTGTTTGCAGACCACTTCGTACTTGTATTTTGCTAACGGTAATAACAGCCATATTCCTAACCTTCTCTTATTCTTATATTTATGCTAGTCGGTAATACTGCTCAACTCTTGCTAACCAACGTTCAGTCCATAAATCCCAATCGCTACCTTCAACAGTCCATGTCTGATATTGCACCTGCTCGTTAGGTTTAGGTGCCACTGCCATTAGAATAACACCCTGGCGAATGTCTGTTCCGTGTGTTTCGTTATGTGCTAGTCCATATGCCGCTAACTGGAGAAAATAGTCTTCAATCCACTCCAATTTCTTAGGTTTATTGGTCTGTTTGTAGTCTAAAATGGCAGGTTTTTGCTTGTAAATACCACATGCATCAGTAGTACCAGCATACAGCCCACTAACATATAAAGGAACCTCAATTCCCCAAATTTCATCAGCATGTACTAGACCGTTTTCAATAACAGCTTGGGCCATACGATGTGCTTGTTGACTGTAAGGATTAGATCCAGGGTCGTTAAGTACACGGTTATTCTGCACATAGTCCTCTAAGAACTTGTGCATACGTGTACCTCGACCGGCAGCTTCTGTGGTAATTTCAGTAGCACGTTGTTCACCAACTGACTTGCGCCAATTAGCCAGTGCTTCACGCTTTTCCTGTGGCTTAGTACGGTCTAGAATAGTAGTAACGCTTGGAACCTTACTACCGTCGGGTAAACAGTAGTGACGTTTGCCATCTACTGTTTCTCTGTTTATGGGTGTGTAATCGTATTTTTTTATCAGCATCTTACTAGTATATAGCAAGATCTTCTAAAGGTCAAACACTAAATGATGATCCGCACCCACAGCTTGTTTGAGCATTAGGATTTTTAATACTGAAGTTACTACCTGCTAGAGATTCAACATAGTCAATCTCAGCGCCTTGTAGATATTGACTACTCATACTGTCTACTAGCACTGCTATATCTTCAACTACAATTTCAAAGTCATCGTCATTTTTTTGTTCATCTATAGTAAACCCGTAGCTGAATCCACTACAGCCCCCACCTTGGACAAATACACGCAAGCGACTAGTGCTAGGTTCGTCACTCATAATTTCTTTGATCTTTTTAACTGCGTTTGGTTGTAAATTAATTAGTTCCATTTTGTTTTTTCCTATAGTATGCTATAATTATTTTAGTATACATGTTTTACCTAGCAACGTCAAACATTAAATGATTCGCCGCAACCACAACTATCTTTAACATTTGGATTAATAAATTCAAATCCTTCGTTTAATCCCTTTTTAGTGTAGTCTATCTCTGTACCATCTATATAAACAAGACTTTTTGGATCTACTACAACTTTTGCACCATTGGACTCAAATATCAGATCATGTTCATCAGTTTGATCAACAAATTCCATCACATAAGCAAATCCTGTGCATCCACTGGTTTTTACTCCTATGCGTATACCTATACCTTGGCCACGATTGGCTAAGTATGCTGTTACTTTATTTGCTGCTTGTTCAGTTAATGTTATCATGTTTATTTCTATAGTCTGCTATTGCTGATTTAATTGCGTCTTCTGCTAACACTGAGCAATGTATCTTTACTGGAGGTAGGGCAAGTTCTTCGGCAATTGCCGAGTTCTTAATTTCTTGAGCTTGATCGAGCGTGCGACCTTTGAGCATTTCTGTTACTAAACTACTTGAGGCAATGGCGCTACCACAACCGTAGGTTTTAAATTTAGCATCTGTTATAATTCCGCCATGAACTTCAATTTGTAATTTCATAACATCTCCACAGGCAGGAGCACCCACCATACCAGTACCTACATCTGGACTATTTTTGTCCAATGTGCCTACGTTGCGTGGGTTTTCGTAGTGGTCTAGTACTTTGTCTGAATATGCCATATCAATCTCCAATAGTTGACTATAATACTACACTATTTATTATTAGTTGTCAACCACTCGGGAGAATGTCTTGCCTGATTTAGATCATCTTCTTTTATTTCTTTAATTTCAAATATAGGTTTAGACATTTCTCTATATTCACCCAATGCTGTATGCCATTTAAGATTTTCTGGACAAAATTCACATTGTGGGATATGCTGATCTTTAGTTGCTACAAATTGCTGTAACTCTTCCTCGGAGCAATCTGCTGTTAATGGTTTAAAACTGTATAATAATTTACGTTGTCTATCATCCATCCGCAAATCAAATTGCTGATCAAAATCAGGAAGACCGCTCATAGCAGGACATTTATACAATTTTCCGTTATACATTGTGTGATCGTGTTTCATATCACATACATCAAACGCTCGTTTAGGATTGCTTTGATGCAACACCCAATGGTCGTCTTCCTTTATTACTGTATTTTGATGAAAAATATATGCTTCAAATGGTCCAGCAAGATTTTTCCATTTTTCTTTTAGTTCGTCTGCAGTCGCAGGATCGTGAAGACTGAGCCCAATTCCTACAGAATATTTTCGCCAATATTCCAATGGATCAAATTTTTGATAAGTTCCATTTGTTTGTATCATAATAACGGCATTGGGCCATAATCTACGTAAGTTAGCGCACCATTTTTCTAAGTCTGGGTTAAGTGTAGGTTCACCACCTATAATAGTAATACGTGGTAGCTCTAATCTTTTTGACCATGCTTCGTATTCATCTGCATAGTCGTCCCAGTATTGATGTCCTTTAAAGTTTAAGTCGTTGAAACGGTTGCAACCTCTGCAGGAGAGATTACAAACATTTGTGATATAAAATTCTACTACAGGGAAAAGTTTGATCATCTAGTATTTAATACTAGAATATACTCGCGTCGCGTTTTTTACCAGCACGTTTAGCCATATCACTAACAGTGTCAACTGGAGCTTGAGTAGGGTCACCTTCTTCGGGTGGAATGGTTGTAGTTTCTTCGCTACCAAGTTCACTATCTGGGCGAAGTTCTACAGTATCTTTATTATAACTTTTAATTAGGTTTTTAACAGCAGGATTTTTTTCGCTGGCCGCTACAAGTGCATCATAGTCAAATGTCTTATCAGTGTTCAACACCATGTTGATAAGACTTTGTGTACTAATTTTAGCAGATTTATCTTGGTCTTTGTAGCGTTGGCGAATTAACTCCAGAGCTGTTGTTAAGTTAGCTTCTGGAGTGTTTACAGGACTATGTACTAATTCGTTAATTTTCACAGTTAGCGTAGTTCGCGACCAAGTTCTTCGCCGCCTGCGGCAGCATCAGTAGCAGCAAAGCCGTCCGACTCTTCTGCATCTAAATCGCTAGGAGGAAGTTCTGCGCCTAAGTCAGCACCTAGATCAGGAGCACCACCTAAATCCATTGGCTGTGGGGCTTGACCAGTTAAGATACCAACGCCACTGTCAACACCTTCACGTGCTTGTTGTAGGTTAGTCATTAGTGTGTCCAATGAAGCCCCAACAGCTTGTTTAAATTGTTCAGCTTGTTCGTTACCAATTTGATCACGGATGCTGTCAAGTAATTGTGGAAGTTGTTCATTTTGCATTTTACCAACTTTCTCAATGGTGTCTTGAATGCTGTCAACCATGTCTTTAGCAGCTAATAACACTTCTGCGTTACCAACTTCACCTTCATTAATTTGACGGCGATTTTGGTCTAGCCAGGCTGAAAGACCTTCACGCACAGTTAATAATTCCATATAACGTGGATTACGTTCTGCTGTATGAATGTTTGCTGAATGACGAATTTTGTTTAAGTTAGCGTCAATTGTTTCACTTAAACGTTCTGCCTTAGCGACAGTTAATCGGTCAAAGTTAATAGAAAAACCAAAACGGCTTTCCATAAGTTTGTTAATCTTTTTAGGCGATGTTTGTGCCATTTCTGATAGTTTCATTGGTGTTATGTCCTAATTACAGTTTTATATATTTAGCCAGATCTAAATTTTTCTTGATTTCTTTCTTGGCCTGGGCTATGCGATCCATAGTTTCTTGGTAGCGAGTGCTGTAAAACTCCTCACCCCAAATATCACCATTCTTTTGTGCTTGTTTATAGCGAATACGATACAATGTAGCATCAAATTCTAAGCGATTTAGCTGACTATCTGCCTCTTTTATATTATGTGCTAGTTTGTATTGTTGTTTGTGTAGAGCTATGCAATAGAATATAGCATCTTTGCGATTAAAGAAATCAAATAGTTGCGAGTTACCTTCCATAACACGCCAACACTGCTCATCTATCTTTAATACACGATAACGGCCTACTAAGACGTCCGTGCCAATTTGATAACATACTGGCATCTCGCTAGATGCAGTTGTAATTTTTTCTAGTTCTTGCTGGGTAAAACGTTTGATTTTTTCTACGTCAAACGATTCGTTAGCGGATGCGTTTTTTGTAGTAGATTTTGCCATCGTGATTTGTGCGTAGTAGAACATCTTTAACTGTTAATTGATTAGCCAGCACCTGCTCACGTTCTGTTAAGTGACCTTTGGCAATGGGGGTATCACCAACGAATCGTTCAAGCACTTCTGCTTCTTCGTTAGTAATTGGTAATTGTATGTTGTTGATGAGTTCTACTATCTTCATATCAAGTATTTATTACTTGAAAAGACCGTGGCCAATATAACCAAGGATTGCTGATAAGAGGACACCAAGAATAGTAATAGTCCAACCCATAACGGTTTTACTACGATCTTCCATTCGTCCTTCAAGACTGTCTCTGATACTTACTAGATGGAGTTCTAGTTTGTCCATACGATCATCTAAATTTTGTAGTTTAGTTTCCAAGTTAGCGTACCTCACGGCACAAATTTCAACGTGGGCTTCTAGATTCTTCTTCTCAATTTCAGTAGACATACGTCGCTTCCTGTAATAAGCGATGCCTTGATAATGTGCCCTAATCGGTTGCCTGTTATGTGCCTTAATAAATGATGTTTAGCATCAACTAGTATTTATGGTTTATACTAGAGTTTTAAAGTATATGTTATTCCACGGGCCTTTAGGGTAAAACAATGCAAGTTCTGGCTTGGCTGTTTCACTTAGGCCTAGGATGATGGGAGTAATTTTAAAGTCGTATTTGGCTAGGCCAAATCGATCAGGTCCTGCTTGATAGATGTCTGCATAGTCTACTGCAAATTTAAAAGTCCAAATGCGGTGATATCCATTGTAGTTAATACCAAAGTTATATCCCTTTTGTACATGGTCTGAAAAGTTATCAGTTTCTAATATAGTAGGTTGTGTACGCAGACCTATGAGTTGTTGTACAGTTTCCCAATTGCGTTGTTGGTTTCGTTCAAACTCTTTATTAGTCGTGTGATTGGTTACTCCTGTTGGAGTGATGTCAATTAACGTAAAACCTTGATATAGATATTGATTGGCCACTAGGTATTTATAGCCAATAAAAAAGCCCTTATAAAAAGGGCTTTTTCTATTCAGTAACTAATTGTTTAGATTAGTATGTGAAAGCTGCTACAGTAGCGCCTGAAACACCTGAACCGTTAACTGCTGTGTTGCAGTATGCTTGTAAAGATGTCATACCAGTTGCTGGGCTTGGAGCTGCACCAGAAATTGCTACGTGGAATAGGTTACCTGATAGTGGTGTACCTAATAGTTCGATAGAACCAATTTGCTCAATTGCTAAAACTAGTTTTTCATAGTCTGAACCAACTGCTAAGTAGTTTACAGCACCTGCTGCAACACCTGAAGTTGACCACATGCCTGCCGAAGTAACTGTGTAGTGCGTAAGGGTACGGCCTGTAATCTGTGCATTACCTGGTGAGCTACCATCTGCTGGACGAGCGCCACCGTTTGTACGTGTAATTGTTGCCATTTTTAAATCTCCTAAATTGTTTTTACGCTTTCGCGCATACTTTTATTTATGCTTTGGCTAAAAAATTCGTTCTACTAAAGGTCAAACGATCAACTAATTTAATAGCGCCGCCATCGTGTCCTATAGCCACAAAGCCTTCTGGGCTAGTAACCTTATAGCCATCGTTAGTCTTTTGGAATGTACCAATACCTTCTACTTGCTGTAGTTTGTTTAGGAGCATGTGTTTTAATTCAATGATACGTTTGTAAGTAGCTAATACGCCTATTAGGTTATTGCTGTTATCTGCTATCCATTGCTCTTTAGCTTTGATTTTAGCCACGCGATTTTGTGCCACTCTAGAGTTAAGATCATCACCTACACCCTTCATCATTTCTTGTTCATAGTGATCAATGAAATCTTGTAGGAATTTAGTAGGATTACCAATTTGGCTACCTGCACGTATTTGTTTGTTTACAAACGGTTTAATCATACGATTAAACTCTTTATCCTGTAAGACAATGTCAAATCGTTGTTGCCCAATCTTTTCCATTGTAGCCGCAGTTGCCGCAAGATACTTTTCTATATTAGCATTTTCTTGTGGTGTTAAACTAGCAATACCTGTATAGTCTTTGTATGTAGCATCATCAAACCATACATCTTTAGTCTGTGTAAAGCCAGTGACATTAGCACCAAACTGTGCTGTCATTGAGTCAATTGAGTCACCTACATAGGTAGTATGGAATATAATACCTATTTGTGCTTGAGCAATGCGTTGTCCTAAATTGCTGTTAACTGGAACAGCATAGGTAATTGTGTTAGGGGTAAACACATAACAATCTTCATCGTTTACGTTTACAATAGAAAGTTTACCAGGAGTAAACATCAAATCACCCTGAACTACTCCACCAATACCTAGTTTACTTAGATATTTTAATGCGGCTTCTAACATGTCTGCTAGTTCGGGTTGATCACCGTACCATCCCTGTATGTCTTTAGTACTTTTACAGCGTTTAGGTGTACCTTTGGCAAATACACTTTTAGTACCTACAAAGAAACGACCATCTTCGGGATCAACACCGCAGATAATAGCCGGACTGCCGTCCCACTTGACTGTTAGTTGTGTTGTAGTACCTGTACCCTCTGCTAACATATGACGTAGGCTATCGATATAGTTTAAGGCTTCTTGTGCTCCTACCCAGCCCTTGTTAAATAACAAGTCTTCTAAATGCTCAAGATGAGTGTTCTTACTTTCTGTGAGTAGCCACTGCGGAGTTTGTTTTTTAATTTCGTATAGTTGCATTATGCTCAGGCTTGTTGTTGTTTTAATAGTGCTTCGAGTTGCGGGACATCAGAATCTACCACAAACCCATCCATCCCTTCCTCATCCGGTGTAGTCCACTCGCCGTCGCTCCATTTATCAGCACGCACACCCGATGGGGTAGTTACACTAGCAATCTTAGTAGAATCAGTTGTTGTTATTTTGTCTTTCGTCTGCGTGGGGGTTGGTTTAAGTCTTGCTAGATCGATATTATCTCGTTGAGCAGCTTTGTCTAATAGTTGCTGTGTATTAACATCTGCTAGAGGAGACGGCTTAGTGCTGCCTGGAGTGTATCTTACCCATTTATCTTGGGCATCTAAAGTAAACATATTACTTTTGCCAAATTGGTAAACCAGTGGAGAGCTACTTTGCAATTTAATTTGAGCAAGTAGCGGTTCTTGTTGAGCAGACGTGGTTTGTTGTTGTGTTTGTTGGCCAGTTGCTGCTTTCTGATAATCTGCTGGGCCTTTTCTAGTAGACATAAAATTTAATTGTTTTTGTAGTTCTTTAGGAGCAGGTACTGCCTTGCCTGTTGCTGGATTTACTAGTCCCCATTGGCCGCCTAGCCATTGGTATTCGTTACCTTTGTAAAGTACATTGCCAGGTTTACTAGCACCTTTTTGACCTTTCTTTGCGGCATTTGCCTGTCTAAATGATTTAGATAGGTCATCAACTGCACCAGGTGCTACAACATCGGCTATCCCTTGTGCCATTCCTTTACCTATTGCACCTACGTTTTTCCAAAAGCCCTCAACAACTATGTCTCTAATCTTCATCTTTTAATTTCCTAATGCCTCGAGTAAATTTATTAGGGTCTTGACCTTTGATAGCGTTGAGAAGGCGACGCTCTAATTCGCCTGCTGTTTCAGCTTCGTAGTTTTCACGAATATACTTGATTAGATTAATAGCCCCATTGATAATGTTGTTGGCGCGACTTTCGAGAAGGTTATCCTTGTCTTTATGGGTGAGTAACTCGTCTAATTCGGTGAGTATGCTGCGGGTGCGTTTCTGCAAGGTCTTGCTCCATTTGTATTATTTATGTGTAATTAAATTTAATTTATTTCTTTAAGTATAGTATAAAGATAAGTAAAATTACAATGAATAAATCTTTCTGTGTAATGCCATTTTATGGTGCCGAATATACTCCAGCTGGATTAACCCCATGTTGTTTACTTCCAAAAAATACTAACATAGTACAATTACGGGAAGATATCCTCAATGATACGAGACCCATTGCATGTCAAAAATGTTGGGCATTAGAAGACCAAGGAATAATTAGTGATCGGCAAATAAAAAACTCTGCATTTGATTTTTATAGCAACAAAGACATACAATTCATTGAAGAAGACTGCCGCAATGGTAAATTTAGTCCTCAAATTGTTAAATTTTATACCTCAAATTTATGCAATGGCACTTGTGTTACTTGCGGAGCCGGAGCAAGTACCGCATGGGCAACTCTTAATAAAGAAAAAACTTTTGAAATAATTGATCAACATCTATTAGATTCAATAGCATTAATTGATGTAATAATAATAACCTTTGTTGGTGGTGAACCGTTGCACGAAAAAAAGAATTTTGAATTGTTAAAAAAATTAATAGAAATCGGTAATACTACTTGTTTTATATCAATGACTACAAACGGATCAGTTGAGTTATCTACAAAACAACTTGATATATTAAAACAATTTAAAAATATAAACTTATGTTTAAGTATTGACGGCGTTGATACAGTGTTTGAATATTTAAGATATCCGCTCAAATGGTCGACCTTAATAGATAATATAGAATTATATCGATCGATGAATATTGACTTATCAGTTAGTTACACTATCAGTAATTTAAATACATTATATTATGATGAAACTATAGCATGGTTTAACAAAATGAAATTACCTTATAATCATAATATAGTAAGTTCCCCTGTTTATTTTTCTCCCACAGTACTGCCAGATGGAGTTGACAATCATTTATTGGATGTTTGTCGAGCTGAAATTCTAAAACAAGATAATCTTAAGAATATTAATATCCAAGATTATCTGCCAGAATTCTATAAATTGATATTTAAATAAAATATAAATCATTTTGTGTTCTTCAAGCCGGCAAGCATATTTTTGAGTTTACTGCTATCTACACTAGCATTAATTTTAGGACTATCTACAGCGTCTTTATTTACTGTACTACCAGCTTTGATCTGTCCTAAGATATTATTTGCTGTTGATTTAAATTCCCCGTCATCGCTTACGCCACTGTCGGTAATACGCATTGTGTCAATATCGTAATCCAAATCAATCTTTTGACCTACCCCAGTTGAACTACGTGACTTCATACATTGAATTTGATAGCGACCGCGCTCTTTCATAGCACGACTTGTAAAGATACCAAACACGTTATCTGCTGTGTTGATCTTACTTAGACCACCTGCAATATGGCTATGGTCAAATTCAATTTCTTCTACTGCTCCACGGTTTAACTGTGACGCTGTTACAAATAATACATTAAGTTCTTTGGCTAGATTACGCAATTCTTCTGATACATACTTGTCTTTAACAAACAAATCATTTGGGCTAACTTTGGCACTCACTGGCATAACCAAGTCCAAATAGTCTACCATGACAAAGTCTACTTTCTTACCTGTTTGAATTTGATATTCTTTTAGGTATGCTCTAATATCGTTAACGTTTGACTGTGCCGGAAAACCTTTGATCTGATAGTTACCTGCTTTCTTACTTACTAAGCGTACCTTCATTGTAGTTGTGTCGATGTCTTTGCGGATATCTTTTGTGCCCATACCTGTAAGCATAGCATCTGTACGTAGAGCACAAAGCTCCTCACTCAACTCTAAACTTACATATACACCACTAAGTCCAGCTTGTAACCAACTAAGTGCAATGTTCATCATAACCAGTGATTTACCAGAACCTGAGCCACCAGCAAAGATATTAAGTTCGCCGCGACTAAATCCACCATATAATAGTTTATCAAGTTGTTGCCAACCTGTACTTACCTGTCCGCCACTGTTATAATACTTTTCGATACGTGCTTTGGGATCACTAAAATAATCAGTACCCATGTCTTTAGTAAGACTAATTTGTACAGCATCTTTGATTAATTTTTCTACAGGATTATAGTCACCCTTCTCAAGCATGTCTGCGGCTTTGAGAATAGCACGTTCAAGTTCTTGACGTTTAGTAAAACCCTCAAACTCGCCCATAAACCATTCATAGTGGCTTTCTGTTAAATCTGGTACATGTTTAAGTGTTGTGCCCGTAACTGCTTGAACCTGCTCAATAGTAGGCATAGCACGATGTTTATCTGTATGCTCTTTGATGAAACGTGCCACATCACGTAGGCTACGGTCAAAGTTTTCTGGATTGTAAATGTTCTGCACACGCACATAACTTTGTGCATCCTGCAACATCATTTCAATAAAAAGTTTTTGTAAATCTGGTGAATAGTCTTTGCTCATATTTTTCCGCAATTAAAAGTACAAAAATCTGGCTTGTTAATTTCTATATTATTATAATATTGATCTAGTGTAGATTTAGTAGCTAGCATCTGAGATATTGTAGTTTTACTTATATCGTATGTTTCTCTATTCTTATAAAATTCATTTTTATAATAAAATCTATAATCTCCGGCCCAGCAACATGGCATGTAAATACCGTCAGCTGAGATGAAGTGCATATTATTAGTACTCTTACATACTGGATTAATTTTATCTGGTATTTTATGCTGTTTCCACAAAATAATAGTAGAATCTCTACCCCCTACATGACTGCTATTATATAACAATCCGTCTTTGGCATTTTCTATTTTAGCATACTTTATGGGCTTAAGCCAATCATTATCTTCCCATCGGTCACTATTATTTAGAACAAAATCATCCATTCCTAACTTTTGACTAATAATTCTAGCTTCATCAACGGTATCTTCATTGTAGCTGAATACAATATATTTCCAGACAACCTGTGCCCGACTACTAACCATAACTTCTATGCCTGTTTGGATACTAGTCCAGTCGGCATTGATTCGATATGTAGTAAAATTGCCAGGAGTTCCGTCGATTGAAAAATTAACAATGTCATTTTGGTCTAATAGTTTAGCCAGTTCTTGCCACCATACTTTTGATTTATAACTACCATTTGTATGTATGGATATTTTACACTTTTTATTTTTAAAGTACGCAATAAGCTCAAACAAATTTGGATAATATATAGGATCTCCATAGTTGCCATTTAATCCTATCGACATTCCAGTTAGGTCAATATCTAAAAACTGTTTTAGATGATCTAGGTTAAGATTTTGATTGTCCCAATTTTTAGGCTTAAACTGTTCAACAAAATTTGTACGTGGACATCTCGGACATTTAAGAGTACACATATTTGTGGGTTCGATATGAAACCCTTTTATTTTATTAAGCATGTAGGCGTTTTCTCATCAATTCAATTTTCAATCTACTCGTTTCTTTACTATCTAAGATGCTCTTAAGCACGAATAGTTTACCATATTTAACCACAGCTTCGTTAATATCTTTACAGGTTTCTTGCCATACAGGAAAGCTAGCTGACCAACCATACTCCATTGCATTTTGCAATAGTCGAGCACCTGCTTTATCTCTATCTGCTACTACGATAACTTCTTTACCCAAACTTTCAATAATTTCAGCTTGCGTTTCACTACACTCATTGCTCATGATAGCAACACCATCTACTGACATCGCATCAAATGGTCCTTCACATACGATAACAAACTTACTATCACGCAGTTGATTGTTAGTATTAAACACAAAGTTAGGCTCATAGTGACTGTAATACTTGGGTTTAACTCCGTCTACAAATGCACGACTAGTGTAGCCAATAATGTTACCTTCCCAAATCATAGGAATGATCACACGTTGATGCAGACTATGTTCAGTACTGTCAGTCCAAAGAAAATCATACTTACTAGTGTCAATTTTACGTTCTTTAACATAGTCAACTGCTGAGTTTAGTAATGGTGGTATATTTTGTAAATCAGCCAAGATATAGTGTGTAAGTAGTGCTTGGAAACTAATTGCACCTTCGGGTAGGTTGCGATGTTTAAACTCAATCTTTTCTTCTTCAGCTTTGACAGCTTCCGGTGCTACTAGTTCACGAATACGGATAGCTTCGATTACCAGACGTTTGATATCGTTTTCATCCGCGCCTAGCCAGCGTAACAGTTTACGAAATTTAAATGTTAAATGACGACCTGGTTGGAAACTGGCTTTGAAGTTACAATTAAAACAATGATAGCTAACACTGCCATCTTGGTTAGCTGTTAGGCCTGCACGACCACGAGTATCTGCCGACTCACCATTATGTGGGCAACATACACCGTTAAAGCTAGTCCATCCACTAGGAGTCGTCTTGCGCTTTGCAGGTAAGATACTTTTAATGAAATCAGAGATGATATTCAGCATACTAGTATTTTAGCATACTAACTAAGAAAATGCAAGAGTTTTGATTAGAATGAGGTTGTTACAGAACTACGAACCCAAGTATTAGCTGCTGTGCAAACGTACATATAGCTGCCACTAACAATTACCTGTCCTTTGATACCTGCTGCTGAACTACTAGCTGGTGCAGATTGAGTTACTAAGTTTAAACCAGTGAATCCGAGAATATCTGTAACAGTTAATGTAACATTACCAGTACGACCGGCTACACTGGTTACACTATTTGATAGTGCATTTACGTTGTTTGTAACAATTTGGAAGTTATTATTAATTGTGCTAAAAGCACTGCGTAACGGATCACCATTACCTGAACTAGGGCCTGTACCAATGTTAACGTTAGATAAAATCATATTTGTTCTCTGTTATTGTGTATTTATTAGTTTTACTGTATTATATGCTAAACCTTCCACGTAAGGCGTTAAAGTTTTGCGTGATCTCACCAGCCGACAAGGCACGATCGTAGATCATTGCTGTGGCTATGTTTCCAGTGAAAAATCTACCACCAAGATCATCTTGACCAATTTTTATATCGTCTAGGGTAGTGCTGGTATGAGACACAGTATTAGTGGCAG